CATGGTGGGTGGGGCCTTTCCGAGGGAGGGTGACGGCGGCCAGGAGCAGCCCGAGGGCGGTGCAGACGGCGCCGGTCCACATCAGCGCCCACGTCACGGCGGGGTGCCGTCTACGGGGTGCTCGGCCGCGTCGAAGCCCTCGCGCAGTCGCCGGTCGGCTGCGTCGAGGTCGGCCTGGATGTTGCCATAGTGGATGCGGCGGTTCGCGCGGGCCAGCAGCTCGGCGAGCAGCGTCTGCTCCACCCAGCCGGCCAGCGTCAGCCCGTCCTCATCGGCCGCGCGTTCGGCCGCGCTCACGGTCTTCGCGGACAGGCGGACAGTGAGCTGTCTCGTGCGGCGCACCAGTAGCCGGCTCGTGCGGTGCGCCCAGTTCAGGCCCACCTTGGCCAGGGCGTTGTCGTCGCTGCGCTGTTCAGGCATCGGTGATCTCCACTCGCTCGGCGGGCAGCGTGATCTCGACCATCACGCGGAAGCTGTAGCACAGACGCTCGGGGTTGCCGTCGAGGCCGTCCGGGTCGACCAGGGTGGGCTCGCCGGTCTCGAAGTACAGGACGCCGAACCGGTACACGCGGCGCGTGATGCGGCCGGTGAGCCAGTCGGCCCACCGGCCCTGCATGTGCGGGTAGCCGGCGTGCTGGGCGTCCGCTCGGGCCGCCAGCTCGCCGGGCATCAGACCAGGACGAGCTTGTGCGGCCGGGTCACCAGCAGCGGCCCGTCGGGGCCTTTGCCCCAGCGCACCGACACCTCGTCAGGGTTCTCCAGCCCGTCGGGCATCAGCGCCACGACAACGCCGACCTGCGAACCCTCGGCGCCGTCGGACAGTCGGTGCACCCGGGCCCCGACGGTGAGCACCTGGCCGCGTCCGTCGCGGAGCGTCGCGTCGTGCGTCCGGGTCGGCGTGATGGCGTCGAGCTGCAACGTGTTCAGGCCCCGTAGGAACGCCGTGGCCACGCGCAGCTCCCGGTCGGCGATGGAGGCCAGCTCCTGTCCGAGCGTGAAGTAGTCGTCCTCCTCGTCGGCGGTGGCCAGCGGCGGCATCGGCAGCAGCTCGGGCTTGGTCAGGCCCAGCAGCTCGGTGAGCTGGGCGTGGATGCGGCTGGCCTGCTCGACGGTGAAGCCGAGCGAGGAGAACCCCGTGCCGACGGTGCGGCCGATGCTGATGCCGCCGTCGGCGTCCCAGTCAGCGTCGACCATGGCCTGCTGCCTGACCGGGCTGTGCTTGGACGTGTCGTCAGCGGCCGGCTGAGCGGCGCCCGGGATGGGCCACCCGGTGGCCACCAGCGCGTACTGGCCGTGGAACGACCGGGCGCCCGAGGGCCACTCGATTAGCAGCGGACTGTCCGGGCGGTCGGCCACGATCCCCACGACGGTGCCGGGGCCTTCCCCGGCCGCTTCCATCGCGGCCGGATCGTGGTCGTAGCGGTCGGCGTCCTGGGCGAGCAGGACACGCATGCCGAGCACAGCCGGCTCGACGTTGGCCTCATCAGCGGCGCCGAACACGGGCACGGTGATCATCAGATGCCGCCCCGACGCCAGCCGAGCGTGTCGCGCGCGCCGACGGACAGGATCAGGCAGGACCACACGAGCGCCAGCGCGGCGCGGGGCAGCCCGAACGGCCCCTCGATGGTGCGAGCGATGCCGGCGCTGTACGAGTCGGCAGAGGCCACGGCGCACAGCGGGCAGCCTGCTGCGGCGCGTTCGGCTCGGTAGCCGGCCACCAGGGCGAGGGCGCGGGCCTTCGGGCGGCGGATGCCACGGGTCTGCGTCCAGAGGCGGGTGAACAGGCTCGTGAGGTAGACGAGCCATTGACGGCGGTTCATGCGGTACTCCTTGGGTGGGGGTTTGTCTGGTCAGCCAAGACCATACCGGCCCGGCCAGACAGAGTCAGCCCGGCTCGGTGGCCAGGTAGCAGTGCTGGCAGATCCAGCCCGAGGATTGCCGGCCGGACTTGAGATCGAAGTCGCTGTTCGGGCCGCCGTTGTGCAGATCGAGCAGCCCGAACGGGTCATCCCCCCAGCAGCGGTCCTCATCGACGTGGCCGTACAGCACCTCGCCCGGGTCGACCTCGCGGTGACAGCTCTCGCAGGTCTGCCCGGGCGCGGCGTCCATCGTGTCGAGCACGGTGTGCGGCTAGCTCTTGGCCTTGCCGGAGGCCCGCTTGAACGGCACCGTGTTGTCCGGCTCGCTCGCCTCCACCGTCGAGCCGACGGGGTCGGCCTCGTCCACGATGTCCGCGTCGACCACCTCAGCCTCATCCAGCGAGGTCTGCCCGGTCTGCTCGGCGCGGAGCCGCTCGGTCTCCAGCGCGGCCTCGTCGATCGACTTGCGGGCCAGCTCCGGGTCGATCGCGGTGATGCCCTGCGTCTCGATCACGTGGATGCGGGTCACCACCCCATCGACGTCCTTGTGCCCAACCTGCGTCACCCGGCCGTGCAGGACGAAGTACTGATCCGACCCGAGGAACAGGGCCTCCGGGGCGACCTTGAGCGCGGCTGAGAGGCCGTCCCCGGCCTTGGTGATCTTCACGGTGCTGTTCGCTACCGCGTTTTCCTCGAACAGCGGTAGCTGGTTGGCGTTCTTCACTCGGGCTCCTTGGGCTCGGGCTGGCTGGGACACGGGCGGTCGCTCGCTTCCTGTTCTGCCACCTCCGGTGAGGTGATCGGGTTGATGCCGAGAATCCGGGCACGTGCCTCGGCGATGGACACGAGGGCGTGCGCGGCCTTCACGTTGCCGGCCATCGCCAGCTTGTCCATCTGTCGCCACGCCTCGGCGAGGGTGGCCAGCGCGCGGTTGATCAGCTCACGCTGGGTGGGGATGTCGTCGGCCTCAGCCATCGGCCGGCGCCGTCGCTAGGCGGTGCAGCGCGGCGTGGAGCACGCCCAGCACCTCAGCCGGGCCGGCAGCGGCCAGCAGCTCGAAGGACTGCGCGATGTTGTTGCTGACGCAGGGCGGCCCCGACGTGCACGTCTCGTAGTGGGCGCGGAGCAGCTCGACCAGCATGTCGCAGCCCTCATTGGCGCGTGCCCAGCTCTGGTCCATGTGGGCGTGCTGGCCGGGTGTCAGATCCTTCGGGTTGACGTGGCTGACGAAGTCCGGCATCAGGTGCTCCCGCCATCCGAGATGAACTGCGCCGCGTGGAACGCGTCGAGGATGCTACGGCCGGTCGCCTGCTCCTCGCGGATCTCGTTCAGGATGCGCCCCTCGTGGTGGCTGCGCACCGTGTGGTCGATCAGCGCCATCCAGGCGTTGCGCGTCAGCGCGTAGACCTGGTCGACGTGGACAGGATTGAAGCCGTCGGCGGCGAGAGTGACCTCGTGCACCACCGGCTTGTGGTGGCCGATCCAGTCGCACGGCTCGTACTCGGCGTGGACCTGGAGCTCGGGATTGAGCGTGACCTCGCCCTCGACCGGGTCGTCCACTGTGCGGGGCGGCGCCACCTCGGCAGTGATCTTCGGCCAGTGCTCGGGCCAGACCATGCTGTTGATGATCTCGACGGCGGTCGCCGGGTGCATCACCTCCGGGATCGGGCGCATCAGTTCTCCTCCGTTCCGAAGCCGGCCAGCGACGTGACCTCGATCGTCAGCCATGCGGACCGGCCGTCGGCGGCGACCTTCGCGCCGAGCAGCTTGCCCTTGGCAGTGGGCACCACGTGCAGCGACGCCAGGATCTGGACGTCCTGGCCGATGTGGTCGGCGTACGCGTCGGGGTGCAGCACAGTGTCGCCCGGGGCGGGTTGGCGGATGTTGACGCGCATCAGCCCCGGCCGCCATCGCTCGGCTTGGGCTGTGGGCGCCCGGCACGGCGCTGGAGCCGGAGCCGGCCGTGGTCGTCCATGTAGGTCGCAGCGAACGTCAGCATCGCCCGGATCACCTCGGCACGCGTCTGGCCGACCTGCCCGATGCGGCGGTCAAGCTCGGCGATGCCCGAGCGGGAGATCCGCACTGTGACGTTGACCCGGTCGTCGTCCTTGGGTGGTGACATGGTGCCGACGATAGCCGCTGAGTCTGCAAGCGCAAGACCGTTGTCAGCGGCGTCGCGCTTGCGCCGGAATTCAGCGCCGGTCATGTGGAGGCCCTCGGCGGCGGCCTCGGCCGGGTGGGCGCCGACCCAGTCGTGGCAGCGGCGGCACAGCCAGACCTGGAGGTCCACGCGGGCCGCCGAGTCGGCCTGAGAGCGCCGCACGATCTCGTGCAGGTCATCGGCCGCGTTCCCGCAGATCGCCTGCCGAGCACACGCTGGGTGCCCATGCTCCCGGTCCCGGACGTTGCTGCGGCGACGAGCCAGCGTCCGGGCGCGTTTCGGGGAGACAGGGCGCATCGGCTAGCTCGTGGTGAGGCAGTAGACGGTGGCGTGGACGGTGACGAGGTAGGCGCCGGCTTGGTTGAACATGCTGACGGTGTAGGTCGGCGCCGGATCAGGCGGGTAGGTGTAGGACGTGGGTCCGCCGTTCACCGCTGCGTTGTTGACGTTGGCGGGGTGGCCGTTGACGATTTCGCCGTTGTAGGTGTCGATGTGCCAGGAGCCGTTGAACGGAGTCTCGTTCGCGGCGCACGACACGGTGACAGGCTGATATTCGGCGGTGGGCGTGAGATACACGGGGGCGCCGTCGACCTTGCGGACGCCGGACGGGCCGAAGCTGACACCCGTCTGCGTCCAGTTCAGGCTGGTCTCGCCCGCATTACAGGTCGCGCCGGCCGGGATGACGCGGACCGCGCCCGTCCCCAGCCCCAGCAGGAACCCGTTGTAGACGCACGCGTGGATCTGGTCGTTCGGTGTGGTCGCCCGAGCGGTGAGGCCCAGCGTGGCCATCGCTCCGAGCATCGCAGCGGACAGGACGAGAGCGCCGTAGCGCAGATGTTTTCTCATGCCTCGCACGGTGCGCCCGGCCGTCCACTCGGGCATTGCGCTCACGAGGGCGCGGACCGGGCGGATCACGTTGGGTCGATTCCCTGTGTTGCGGCGACTTGGGCTTGGTAGCTCCGTTCGTCGAGCTGTCCGATGGCGGCTTTCCAGTGGGGTAGCCGGGTGGCGTACCAGCCGGGGTGGTGGGCGATCCAGGTGAGCTTCAGCTCGGGCGGGCACGTCGGGTGGCCGAATAGGACGTCCATGGTGGCGTGGCATAGGGCGCATAGCAGGACCAGGTTGTCTGGGGTGGAGGGGCCGCCGTGGGCATGAGCGATGAGATGGGCGCGTTCGGTGTGGGTCCAGGAGTCGAAGCCGAGCTGGCAGGCGAAGCAGCAGGGCTCGTTGCCACCGAGGTGTACGACGAGCTGTTGGCGCCAGGGGCTGATGTCCAGCCAGTACCGGCGGATGGCCTCATGCGCCGGTGGGCCGGGGCGGTAGCCCGTCACGGCGCGGCCAGCAGGTCTTGGACCTCGGGTGGCGGCGCCCACAGCCCGAGGGCTCCGGGGCAGTCGATCGGCGGGGTGATGCGGCGGGCGTCGCGGAGCACCAGGTGGACGACGTCGGTGCGGAGGCTGTGATCGGCGCTGCGGTAGCGGGCTTCACCCCAGGGCTCGCAGCAGGTCCGGGACGACTGGTAGTCGGCGGCGGGATGGATGTCGGCCAGGTCGACGACGGCGATGATGGCGCCGGTGACGAACTCGGGTTGGCCTGCGGCGACCGGGATGCTGGCGGCGATGCGGGCGCGCCACGCCGTCTCGATCAGGGTGGAGCCCTCGCCGCGTCGTGACCAGTGGCGGCCAGCGTGGATCGCGAGGGGGCCACGGTAGGACCAGTTGGTGGTGCGGTTCTCGACGTCCTTGAACCCGGCGGCGATGGCCCAGGCCCAGGGCTGCTTGACGGTGATCGCGTACATCAGGGGTTCCGCGCGGTGTCGGCCGCGATGCCCGGATCTGGGCTTGTGAGGGCCGGGTCGAGTCCGGTCGCAGCAGACTGTTCGGTGTTGAGGGTGTCGGCGGTGTCCCACGACGGGGGGTCGAGGGCGTCGGAAAGCTGCTGCGCGAAGCCTCGGATCGTCTCGCCACCGGCTAGGTCCCAGGTCTGCATCAGCTCCCGGACGCGGGCGATGGCTTCGTGGTCTGCGCGGTTGGCCACGGCGGCGATTTCGGCTTGGCGTTCAGCGGAGCGGAGACGGGCCAGCTCGTCGAGGATGGACCGGCCGTCGTTGATCAGACGGTGGAGGCAGACCTCGGCGATGACGCGGGCGGACTCGGCCACGGCGAGCGGGTCGGCGGCGGCCTTGTAGGGGCGGTTAGCCATGGGTGTTCTCCTTGGGTGGGCCGCTGCGGGCGGCGTCGGGGGACAGGGCGCTGTCGCCGTACTCGTGGTCGGTGCAGCCGGGCCACCAGGCCCGCACGTCGGACTGCGCCGAGTGGGCGATGCGGGCGGCGTCGCGGACGGTGCACTTCGGGTACTTGCGGTCGTGCCACTGCTCCAGCACCCGGAACCGGCAGTTGCCGCACCGGGCGTCCGCATCGGCGCTGAGCCGGCCGTGGGACAGGGGATGGCGCCCGGCGGCGATGTCGGCGCGCTGGCGCAGGGTCACGCGGCGCTGCGCCGAAAGCCCCGGCTCAGCCGGGGGCGGGTCGGGCAGGTCGGGGAACAGCGCCGGCTGGCTCATGTCTCCTCGGGCACCCGGATGACGGTGAGCCGGTAGGTGCCGCGCATGAACGACAGCTCGAAGTCGATCGACGGTTCGCCGCTGATGCCGATCACGCGCCCGAGCGAGGGGAACAGCTCCCGGACCCGTTTGTCGCCGAGCACCGCCCAGAGCGCGCCGGCCACGAGCTGGTTGCCCATCGCCTCGTCGACGGTGGCCCGGCCGGACAGGCGGCGGATCTCGTCCACCAGCTTGCGCACGTCGCCGGTGTCGACGTCGTTGCGGCCAGCGGCCTCCTCGACGGCGCGTAGATCGGACTCGTCAGGGATATGGGTCATGTGCTGCGTCCTTCCAGTTGGGTGGGGCCGGCGCCGGGCAGCAGCCCCGGCATCATGTGCTGCGTGAGCGCGGCCTCCAGTTGCGGGGCGGCCCACGTCGACATCGTGGCGCCGTCGGGGAGCACAGTGAACGCGAGCAGGGCGTCCTCGGCCCGGAGCACGCCGTCGGCGATCGCGACCAGGATGGCCTTCACCACCAGCACCAGGGACCGCCAGCGGCGCTGGTCCTCTTTCTCGGCTGCGGCGCGGGCCTGCGTCTCGGTGCGGCGCTGCCCGTTGCGCATCTTGTAGAAGCCGGCCGGGTCGGGCATCGCGACGTCCAGGCGGTAGACGCGGCCGGCCAGCTTGAACTGGGCGCGGGTCATGCGCTGCTCCTCGTCGGCGCCGAACGCGAACCCGGTCGCGCCGTGCTTGCGGAGCAGCCCGGCCAGCTCGGTCATGGAGCGGTCGATCGAGACGGTGGTGCCGTCGGCGTAGGGCATCAGCAGCCCCCCGGGCAGGACACGATCGAGGGCCGCTTAGCGTCGTAGTGGTAGAGCAGGCGCCACGCCCCGGTGCGGGCGTCCCAGAGCTCGGCGGTGACGGTGTGCTCGTACGGCTCGCCGTCGGCCAGCCCAGTGCGGGACAGCCACAGCCGGACCCGGCCGTCGTCCCACTTGAGGTCACCGAAGTTGTCCTGCGCGGTGGTCGGCATCGCGGCCAGCTCATCGAGGCGGTAGCGCGGGATGCCCTGGAACAGCTTCACGACGGCAACGCCAGGCCCGCGCTGCGCACCGCGTCCTCCAGCAGCGACGGCAGCCGGCCGGCGACGATGCTGCCCGGGTGGTAGGTCTCGGCGACCAGATCCTTGCTGTACTCGCCGGACTTGAGCTTGCGCCGGCCAGACATCCGGACCGAGACGTCCTGCGGCGCGGTCGGGTCGATCGTGGAGCTGTCGTAGGTGACTATGACCGTGTCGACGGTGAACTCCCGTCGGCTGTAGCGGCAGGGCTGCACCCAGCGTTCGTGCTCGGCCAGCTCGATCGTCCAAACCTCGGTGGTCTTGACGTGCTGCGTTACCTCGGGCATCTCAGGTCTCCTCGGGTGGGGCCGGCGGCATCGGGCCGTCGGGTCGGTAGGTGAAGCCGGTGCCCTGGTCGACGATCACCTCTACCTCGACCAGGCTCGCGGTGAACTGGTAGAACACGCCGAACAGGTGCTCAGCGATCGCAGCGCCGGAGGCGGGGAACGGCAGCGTGTCGGACAGGTTCACCCCCTCCATGTAGCTGGCCAGCCAGTAGTCGATCTCGGCGGTCGGCGAGATGTCGCCGTTGCTGGCGTCGAAGCGGGCCGTGACGTCGAAGGTGTGGCCGTGTAGGCGGCCCTCGGGGTCGGTGCGGGGCCGGTTGTCCAGGGCATGGATGGCGGCGAACCGGGCGTGGTGGGACAGGATGATCAAGGCGCTCCTCCTCGGGATGGGTACCGGGCCGCGCGTCGGAGTCAAGTCTCGGCGCGCGGCCCGGCATGGGGTGGCCGGCCCAGCCCCGGCGGGGGGGCTGGGCCGGGCCGTCAGGGACGCTCGTTCCAGGTCTCCACCTCGAACGGGTCGTACTCGTGTGCGGGGCACAGGTCGGCGAACGCGCCCAACTCGCACAGCTCGTCGCAGCCGGGGAACTCGCAGTACGTCTCCGGCGTGTAGGCGTCAGGCTCGTCGGCCTGCTCGGCGAAGTGACCGGCCGCGCCGCAGTGCTTGCAGGCGCTCAGGGCCTCGGCGTGCGCGGCCTCGATCAGGTCCAGCTCCTCGCTCGTGCGGAACGGGTGCCGGTTGTCGCGGCCCTTCACGCCTGCCTCGACGAGCTGGGTGATGTCGCGTCCGCAGTCGCGGCACACGCCGTGCCGGTGGCCGTAGAGGGCGTCGGGCTGGCTGATGTCCCAGCCGGTGCTGACGCTGCGGAGGTAGGTCAGCTCGTGGCAGTGGGTGAAGGCTGTCGATGTGAGCGTCGAGGTCACGGCGTGCTCCCTTGGGTGGGGTGTCTGGTCTACCCAGACCATATCTGACGAGTCAAGTGCGGCACAACAGGCTCACCGGCACGCCACGCTTGCGGAGCAGAGCGAACACGGTCGCGGCCATCGGCTCCGCGCCGTGGTGGGACAGATCGAGGGTCGCTGCCCCGAAGCGGGCCGCTAGCCGCGCGGCCTTGCTGCCCCGGCCCTGCACCCACGATTCGTTCTGGAGGCGCGTACCGGCCTCCTCGGCTCGGTGGCGGCGGCGCCAGGCGACAGTGCCAGGGTTCGCGATGGCGTGGAGCAGGTGCAGCCGATACCCGGCGGACTCGGCGACGCCGAAGAACTTCGCGTAGGCCAGCCGGTCGCCCTCGGCGAGCACCAGCGGCGCCGGCATCGACGCAATCCAGGCTTCCGCTGACCGGGCGATCGACATGCCTAGGGTGTCGGTGCCGCCGAACGGCTCCCGCTTGCGGCCGGGCATGACCAGGTCGCCGCGTCGCAGGTGCGGGATCGGCTCGAAGTGCTCGGCGAAGTCGTCCATTCCGCCGACCATCGCGGTCACGAGCGTGGTTTTGCCGACGCCTGGCGGGCCGATCAGGTAGACCAGGTCAGCCACGGCGGCGCTCCACTTCCACGAGACGGTCCACGATCTCCGGCGCCCAGCGGACGCCCGAGTGCCACAGCGGCGGCACCGACCGCATGTCCAGCGTGCCGGTGTCGCCCTCGACGGGGACCGGGCGCCAGCCCTGCGTCAGCTCGCCGACGCCGATGACCGGGACGGACGGCCACAGCTCGCGCCACGCGTCCAGCCACCGGTCGAAGTGCTTGCCCGCGTCCAGACGGCGTGGCCTGTCCTTGGCCTGCGCGATCAGCGACGAGCCGGCCCACCACCAGCCCGGCCGGGTCGGGATGACGTACGCGTACGCGATCTGGAACCGGCCCCGGCGCGAGTAGAACGCTGCCCGATACGGCAGGCCCTGGAGGGCGTCGGGGACGTCGAGCTGCACCTCGGCCGACCAGCCCCAGCGCAGAGCCCCGCACCGGTCGCCGAAGCCGTGAGCGACCAGCACCCGATGCCCCGGGCGGGCACGGTCGATGCGGCGGGCGACGAAGCGCAGCCGGGCGGCCTGGACGATCGCCGGGACGTCCACAGCGATGCCCGCGCTGTGGCCGACTCGGTACGGCCCGAGGTCGTCCTGGCGGTAGCGGCCCTCGTGGGGGGGCTGCTTGTGGGTGTAGACGTAGCTGACCGGGCGGACCATGCCGGCCGGGAACAGCTTGGATTCGTGCCAGTTCCACCACAGGTCGAGGTTGCGCGCACTGCGCTCATCTCCGGCGGGGTAGACCATGCCGGTGCTGGCCGGCCACGCCCGAACCTCGACGTCGGTGTCGTGCCAGGTGAAGGCGATGCCCTTACGTTCCAGGGCGAACGCGGTCGCGGCGCCGAACCACCCCATGCCCTCCAGGTGAAGCGTCACGCTGCGCTCACCCCGTCGAGCCACCACAGCAGCCGGCCCGTGTCGCGGTAGCGGCGGTTCAGCTCCTTGCGCACGCCCGGCCAGCCGGAGATCTCGCCGAGCAGGTGCGGCTCGAAGCTGCGGCCCCGGGCGATCAGCGCCACCCCGTCCAGGCGCGTCGGGGACTTGCGGAGCTGATCCAGCATCTGATCAACATCGTGGCCAACGTAATAGCGGCCCTCGGTGACGGCGTGCCAGTCGCACAAGGTGGTCTCGGCCGTCTCCAGGGTGGCGGACAGCCCGGCGTCGTGCAGATGCGCAAGGTGATCCAGGGACAGCCTGTCCAGCTCGGCCAGGGTGTTCCGGTCGTTGCCGGTCGGCACGTCGGGGTAGAGCACGGCGAGGCCGTGGCGGGGGCCGGTGCTGTTCGCGTGGCCCATGTCCGGCGCGGCCAGCGGGAAGCCGTTCACGGCGGCCAGCATCTCCCCCGTCTTGAAGGCGGCCCACCGGCCGTTCCCGTGGACCCGGGTCACCGCGCTCGATACAGCGCTCCACCGGTCTTGGCTGCTGCCGGAGCCATACGCGGCGCCACCGAGCCAGCGGCTGATGCCGCCGTAGGAGTCGATCGTGTCGACCAGGGAGCGCATGTGCGCCCGGAGCTGGCGGTGATCGCGGTGCGCCCGGCGCTCCGTCCCGGTCGGCAGGACCAGGTCGGCCGGGGGCATCGCGACCTTGCCGTCGGTGGCCTCGAACGCGGCCAGCGCGCTCCCGAGGTGGTAGTAGGCGACGTGCAGGAACGTCAGCCACAGCCGGGCCTCACCGTCGAGCTCTAGCAGCTCGCCGACCTCACGCAGCACCGGGTAGACCGGGTCGACGTCACCGGACTTGAGCTGCCAGTGGTGGAACGTGCAGTAGTCGGCCCACCCGGTGCCCTCGGTCCAGGAGCCGGTCACATCAGCTCCAGATCTTCGGGGCGGGTCGCCTGCGTGCCACCCCGGCCGTACGCCACGAACACGTAGCGGTCGTTGACCGAGCTGATCACGCCGACCTCCGTGCGGTCGGTCGCCCCGGCGATGGGCGGGTGGTAGCGCACCTTGTGCCCGATCGCCGCGCGGGCCTGCGCCAGCGTCATCGCCATGACTTCTCCCCACTCACGACAGCCCGTTGGTTCTCCTCGCGCTCGGTGCGTTTGGCCTGCCCCTGGGCGAGCTCTGCCGCGAACGTCGCGCAGTCCTTCATGCCTCGCAGGGCGTAGTACACGATCGAATAGCGGTAGCCCTTCGGCTGCCCGGCGGCGGCCGGGCGGATCCTGGTCAGCGGCGTCACCCCGTGGACCAGGCGGAAGCCGTTGAAGAACACGACGTAGCCGGAGCGGCACGACAGGGTGACGTCGTACTCGGGGATGTGCAGCCCCCCACCGGACACGCCGGAGCGGACCACGGGCATCGCCGACCAGGCGTCGAAGTTCATGCTGTCGCGGTGGTACGGGAGCTGAGCCGTGTGGTTGACGACGCCGGAGGTCCAGTGGCTGTGCGGGGCCATCCGCCAGTCGTCGTCGATCTCGCCGATCGTCAGGACGTCGCGGTCAGCGATGACCGGGCTGATCGTGCGGAGCATGCCCCCCAGGTGCAGCGACAGCATCGCGAGCACGCCGTGCACCTCGGGCATATCCCGCGCGAGCGAGGTGATCCGGCACGAGTCGTGCAGCATCGTCGGCCGGCGCGGCGCCATCCCGAACGTCCGCGACAGCGAGCGGAGCTTGCCGGCGCGGCCCAGACCGGTGAACCCGTCGATCGCAAGAACAGCCTCGGTCAGGCGCGCCGTCCAGTCCGGTGGCAGCGGCAGGTAGGCGATGACGGGCTCGCCCAGGTCGGGGTCGGTGATGACCGTCGGGCCGTTGATGACCTGCCCGCGTGTCTCGGGCACCATCTGCCCGACCAGGGCGTCGGCCTGGTCCTTGGACAGGGCGCGGCGGAACTCCACCTGGGCGTCAGGCATCGGACTCGCCCTCGGCAGCCTCGGGCTCAGCGGCGGCGGTCTCGCCGTCGCCCTCAGCCTGCCCAGCCGGTGGGGTCCGCCCGGACACGGCGGCCACGACCGCGATCAGCGCCTCGGCGTTCGAGGGCAGCTCGTGGGCGGTGCGGTAGTCGTTCAGCCGCTCGACCACCCACGCGAACAAGTCGGTGGTGTACTCGAAGTACAGCGACCGGGTCGCCTTGCCCTCGTAGCGTTCGCCGAGCGCGGCCATGCCCGCGTGGGGCTGCTGGCCGGGGAACTCCTGCTCGCCGTACTGGCTGCCCCCGGCTTCGGCCTTCGCGGCGGCGGCCAAGATCTCGTCCAGCTCCACCTGGTCGAAGCCGGCCGCGTCGAGCAGTGAGGCGTTGAACCCGTCGAGCTGTTCGGCCAGCACCGCCTGTTCCCACTCGGCCAGCTCGCCGGAGCGGTTGTCGGCGATGGCGTAGGCGCGGGCCTCCTCGGTGGTGCCCGGGAACCGGGTCACGTGGACCTCAGCGTAGGGCGCCGGCTGCTCCCGCCCGAGGGCTTCGGTGTTCAGCTCGCGCATCGCCTCGACGGTGCCGTTGCCGGCGATCGCCATGTACCGGCCGTTCACCACGAGCGGCTTGCGCTGCCCGAACCGGGTGAGGCTAGCCCGGATGACGTCGAGGTTGCGGCGGTTGTGCTTGCGGGCGTTGCGCGGGTCGATCTTGATCTTCTCGATCGGCACGGTCTCTACGGGCAGCTCAGTGTGGTCAGGCTTCGGCATGCGGGGTCTCCTCGGGGATGGGGGCCAGGATCAGGTCGGCCAGCGCGGCGAGCTGGCGGGCGAGCTGCACCGGTGAGGGCATCGGCTCGGCGTCGAGGTTGGCCGCGATCGCCCGGCACCGGTTGCGGACGTCAGGTGAGGCGGTCAGGTGCAGCCCGTAGTTGCAGCCGCACCCGTTCGGGTCGCGCACCGGCGCCGGGTCGGCGGCCACCTGCCAGCGCCCGTCGGCCCAGACCAGCCGAAGGGACACAGTGGTCGACCAGGCGTGGCCCTCGGGCCACAGGTCCGGTTCGGGCTCGGCCGGCTTGCGCGGGGTCACCGTAGGCCCGGATCGCCCAGCTCGGCGACCAGGGCATCCCAGATCGGCAGGCCCGTGCCGACGCGGCGGTGGCGGGGGAACAGCTTGCGGAACAGGCTCATCAGATCTCCTTGGGTGGGGGCTTGCGAGCGGCGTAGCGCCGTCGATCGTTGACACGTTGACAGGCCCGGCAATTGCCGTTGACGGTGCGGCCGAGCAAGGCCACGAGATGGCCGTTTCGGCAGTGCGAGAGGACAACACGCGGCCGGCGGATAGCGCGGCGCAGATTCTCGCCGTGAGTCACAGCCTCCAGATGCTCGACGCGGATACAGAGCGTGCGCCGGCACAGATGATCCGGTTCGAGCCCGGGAGGGATGACGCCGTGCTCTAGCTCGAACGCAACGCGGTGCGCTGGCCGCAAGCGGCCAGCGATCTTGATCTGGCCGTAGCGAGCACCGCCCCGCGAAGGCACCGTTTTGCCGTGCCAGATCCGGCACTCACCTTCGGTGTGCGACAACCGCGCAAGCCGATCTGATACCGGCGTGCCGGTAGGGCTACGCCTCATCGCTCTGCGCCTCTCGCGGCGGTCGCCCTGGGCCTCGGAGATCCGCTAGGTGAGCGTCAATGGTCGCCGAATACCACCAGGGCACGTTGCCGACGTAGCCGTCCGGCTCAGGGAACCGGGGCCACGGCTTGCCGGCCCGGTCATGGCCGGCTGGGTAGGTGCGGGGCTCCTTGCGGTCGCGGTAGCGCAGCCGCTGGATCGAGCCGGGCGCGATGCCCGCCTTGGCTGCGGCAGCGCGGGTGTCGAGCTGCTTGCCTCGGGTGCGAGTCGCCATCGCGAATCCTTCCTGGGTGGGGCCAGCCCCGGGCAGCGTCGGGGGGCGCTGCGCCGGGGCTGACGTCGGGGTGAGCGTCACGCGCTCGCTGCGACGAACTCCATCGCCTCGATGGCCTTGGCGTCCATCTCGTGGGCGACGTCGGCGTCGTCGATCGTCTGGCTGTAGGAGGTGAACGCCTGGGCGACGCCACCGGCGGTGACCTGCCCGCCCTTGATGAAGTGGTCCAGGATGCCGTCGATGTGCGACTGCGGGAAGCCCAGACGCTTCACGACGGCGGTGATGGTGTCCTGCGGCTTGGCGACCGGGGCGCCAGCGCTGGCCTCCAGGCGGGCCACTGCACCGTTCAGGTACTCCGGGGCCAGGAAGCTCGCCACGGCGTCGCGGGTCTTGGCTACGACCAGCTCGACGTTCTTGGTGGCCGTGTCCTGGCTCCAGCGGATGACGCCGTCGTCGAGCTTCGAGCCGACGTGGACGGCGCGGATCGCGTCGCGGGTCACGGTCATGCCGTTGGTGCAGACCTGCACGACGATCTGCGGGGCCAGGCTCCAGGCGCCGTCGCCGACCTCGGAGTTACGCAGGACCAGCCCGGCCGACACGACGGGCAGCTTGTCGCCGGACTCGCCGGAGAACGGGGAGCGGTAGCCCTTGAGCAGCTCGGGGGCCATCGCGGTGATCTCGGGCGCCCGGAGCTGGACGTACATGCGGCGGTCGGTCAGGTCGCAGCGACCGACCTCGACCTTGACCCCGGCCTGCTGCACGCCGTCGAGGACCGCGACCAGGGCGTCGAGGTTGTCCATGACGCCGTAGCCGTTGGACAGCAGCGCCCGGACCACGCCGGTGCCGCCGTCGTCGTCGCGGAACGCGCGGACCAGGAACGACCGCGAGTCAGGCTCGGCGATGACCTCGGTGCCGGCGTCCAGGCGGGTGACCGACCGGCCGTGGAGCCAGCCGTTGACGTTGGCGTCGTACAGGTCGGGGCGCGTCTCACGGAGCTTGCGGACGTAGGCCAGCGGGATGCCGAGCTTGTCGGCGACGCCCTCGTCGAACACGACGGTCGGGCGGTACACGCCGTCGGTGGTGGTGACGCCGTCGGGGGTGAGGATCTGCTCGGCGCCCCGGACGTGGATCAGAGCGTTGCGGGAGCGGAGCGCGGTCGCCGGGGCGACGACGTCGAGCTTGCGGGCGTGCTGGTCGCGGAGCAGGGCGACCATGTCGTCGAGCGTCGCGTTGCGGGCGGTGGTGGTGATGGTCATTGCGGTCTCCCTTGGGTGGAAACGGTCTGGTCAAGTAAGACTATAGCCCGGCCCCCAGACAGTTTCGCAAGTCGGGGCTAGATCGTCCCGAGGATGCGGAAGTCGGGCAGCACATTCCGGCCGTCGACTCGGCCGTACAGGTGGAGCACTTCCTTGAGGTTGACGTGCTGATCGGCCGGGACGAAGCACTGCCAGGAGTGGCGGCGCCGACCGAATACGGCGCGGTGCAGCATCGTCATGTCCTGGTAGGTCGGGGTGGTGTTGTCCCCGAGGTAGATGGAGGCGTGGAGCCAGTCCTGGTCGTCAAACACGTGCTGCGTCACGATGATCGAGCAGCGTAGTGGCCAGCCGGTGCCCTCGCCTCGGGTCTCGGTGCGGTGCCGGTGCTCGCCGTGGAGCTGGAAGCCGTCCCGGGCCGGGGACGGCTTGAACTCGGTCAGGATCCAGCCGGCGTCCTGGAGGGTCCGGGTGAACAGCCCGTAGGAGATGGCGATCGGCGGGGCGCCGGAGAACAGGACCGTCACCGGTCGTCCTCGGGGCCTCGGGAGCGCCACGCCATCGGGAGCCGGCCGCCCATCGTCAGGTGGGTGTCCAGGTCGGCGGCGCGGTCTCGGATCGTCTCGGCGTGGTGCTGCTCCTCGTCGGTGGTCTCGGCCGTGTCGTAGCCTCGGATCGCCTCGCGGAGGTCGGCGAGCGCGGCGTTGGCGTCGATGGGCTGTTCGGTGGGTGGGGTCATGGTGGGCTCCTAGAGCGGGTCGACGTCGATGATCTTGCCGAGCCGGTCGCGCCGGCCCCGTTCCACGTGCGGCACCGACGGCAGCGGGCCACGGTCATCGGTGCCGGGGATGCCGAGCCGGCCCAGGCCCTGGGCGTGCTGGTAGGCGATGATGCGGCGGCGGGCTTCTACCGACAGCTCGGACAGCTTGATCGGGACGCCGTTCAGGTAGTCGGCGAGCATGGAGCACAGCTCGCACGCCAGCCGGTACTCGAACTCGGCACGGGCCTCGGTGGACGCCTTGTCCTTGGCGGCGGCGTCCAGCAGCTCGATCTGGCGGTTGACCGTGGCCAGTGCCGGGCCGAGCAGATCCTCCTCGGTCTGGGCGCGGGCCGTCTCGACGACGTGGTCCTGGTCGTGGGTCACGGCGACGGCGCACTGCGCGCAGCAGGGGCGCTGGTCGCGGCGCAGCTTCATCTCGCACCGCGACCAGGACGCCCCGCAGTTGGAGCACTTGCCGGGGTTCGGGTTGGCGTTCATGCGCTCCATCACGGCTTCGGCTTCTTGGTCGATTGGGTCTTGGTGACCTTGCCGCCCCGGATGACCTTCTGCGGCACGTGCGGCTTGCCTTGCTCGGCGTGGCGTTTGCCGCCGGTGGCTCCGGCGAGCCGGGCGAGCCCGGTCTTCTTGGCCCGGTTGCCGCCGTGCTGGCCTTTAGGCATGGTCGTCTCCCTTGGGTGGGGGTCTGGTCACCCCAGACCATAGCGGCCGGGGTCAAGCCTCGTCAGCTCGAACCCCGGCCGCTACGGCGCCGGTCAGGCGGTCAGCTCCCCCATGTCCTCCAACAGCCGCTCGAACTGCTTGGTGATCGGGTTGGTGACCTTCGCATCGCCGAGCTCATCCAGGTATGGCTTCATGACGCCAGTCCACAGACGCCGCATCGTGGTGTGCGCAGTGCGGGCGCGCCACTGCCGGAACGCGACCACGTCATCGGCGTCGGTCGACCAGCGGTACCCATCCCGGCCCGAGACGAGCGGCAGGTCCGGGTAGGTATCGCGGAGATAGGCCACGGCGGCGGCGACCTGCGCCGCTGTCAGCCCGGTCAGCGCAGCCAGCTCGGCCTTGCCGCGCCAGATGTCACCGTCCACGCCGACTTCGGGGATGTGTTCGAAGATCGCGGCGGCCCACGTCGGCCGCTCGGCCGGGCGGCCCATCAGCGTGCCTCGCTCAGGATGGCCTCGATGCCGGCGTCCAGGTCGGACTTGCCGGTCTCCACGAAGCGGCGCACAGCGGCGAGGGTGATCTCGGCACGTTCCAGCGCCTCGGTGAGCAGGGTGCGGTCGACGTCGGGCAGGTCGCCGACGCGGCGTAACACGTCGCCGGTGTCCCGGTTGAACGTGGACAGCGCCCGGGCCAGGTCTAGCAGCGCCACGCGGCTGTCGATCTTCGCGGGGATGGGGTCGGTCTCGGCCTTGCGCTCGGCGCGGCGGACCCGTTCGTTGTGGAGCTTCGTCAGCGACCTGGCGGCCTCACCGGCGATCTTGGGGTCGGCTTCGATCGCGGCGGCGACGGCGGCCGGGGTGTTCACCACCTGGATCACGGTGTTCGGGGAGACGTCGTGCTCGGCGGCGGTCCGCTCGATCTTGGCCATCTCCTCGGGGTGGGCCTCGCGGTAGAGCCGGGCGTTCTTCGGCTCGTAGGGCCAGGGCGCGTCGGGGAGCGCGACGGACTTGCCGGGTTCGACGGGCTGTGCCTTGCCGTCGGCGACGGCAGCGGCCCACGCCTCGGCGTAGAGCTGCACTGTGTCCTTGGACTTGAGCCCGTTGATGCCGAGCTTCGCGAAGCCGGCCGGGGTGAGAGATCGGCTGGAATCAGCCGATCTCTTGGGGCCGGGCTTGTTGTCGAGCCGGACGAACGCGGCGACGATCGCAGCGCGGGTCCACTGCTTGGCCGTCAACAACGCCTCCAGGCCACCGAGCGAGTCGACGGCCTCCTGCACGCTGGACGGGATCTTGATGCGGGTCATGCGGGTGTTCCTTCCTTGGGTTGGGGTCTTGCTAGACCAGACAGGATATCCCCGGCCGGCGCCGCTGGCAGGCGGTCTCGCGCGCGGTCTGTGGTACAAGGCTGGGGGCTGAGTTGCAAGGTGGGTTCCTCGCAGGGCGACCACGTTATTCGTCTCCCAACCACAACGGCACAGGACAGTTCAGTTCCTTTGGACGCCAAGCTCCGCTTGGCCAAGAGCATCGTGGCGGCGCCGGCCGAACCCGGTTGGGGGCGGGGCGCAGGGTGCGCACTTATGACCCGAGTGGCTGCCAGCTCGTGGCTGTGCTGCTCGGGTAGAACGGGTAGCTGGTCGGTCGTGGCCACGGCCTCCGCTACGGCTAGCGGGGCGGGCTCAGGGTGAGCGGTCGCGCGGTGTCGGCGATGGCGGATACACTCGGCGCTACCTCCAGTCTGGGGCTGTCAGACTTGGTGGGGAGCTTCACCGAAGGGCCGCCGTGGCTGGCGGCCTTTCGTGTTCCCCGGTTCGATCGAGAGCATAGCGCCCGGCACCAGGTGTGGCGGTCTTCGCGACGGTCCCCGCCGACGCCGGTGCCGGGCATGCGCCGGCCGAGAGGCAGACCCACCCAATAGGTTTCTGCCCCCGGCTCGACGACTTCCCGGCGCGCTTGGCCCCGGGCTACCGCGCGACGATAGCTCAGTGCGAGCGGCGCGGCCGGGCAGCGGGGCACTCATGCACCGCGTAGCCCCGGGTGGTGTTCAGCCGGCCAGCGCGCGCGTCGGCGGCCTCGGCGACCACGCGGGCGATGGGCCGGCGCACAGCCCGGCCCCGCTCGTCCAGGTCGTAAAGGCCACCGGGGACGCGCAGCTCGTCGAGCACCTTCCGGGAGCCGTGGCGGTCGACTGTGATCAGGACTCGGTGGCGCAGGCAACGGGCGCACAGAGTGGCGGGCAGGGCGTCGCGGGTGAGCGTGCTGTTTGCGCTCATCGCGGCCTCCTCGGCTCAGGGAGCAGCGCCTCCACACGGGCGCCTGTCTGCTCTCACAAGACCAATGTACGTGCCGGGGCCGACATCATCCACAGGGTTGTTCACATGTGGAAGGTCTAGCCGGTGAATTGCCACACCCGGCAGGACACGGCAGGGAACGTGGGGTGGGCCTCGAACCGGTCCGTCGGCACGTAGAGCATCGTCTTGCCGACATGCTCGGTGGAGTGGCGTTCCTGCTCGGCGTCGGCCTCGAAGTAACACCAGCCGTCCCGATAGCCCCCTCGGAAGAGAACTACGGGACGGCCGATGTCCCAGCCTGGCTTAGCTGTTGTCGCCATCCGGGTCGTCCCCGAGGTCGATCTGCCCGGCGTGCTCGGCCTCGAACCGCTCGGCCTCGTAGGCGGCGTCGATTGCGGCCTCCTGGTCCGCGTCGGACAGCGCCGTGGCCTCCGGGCCGGCGACAGGTGCTGCGGCCGGCTCGGGCTCGCTCGGGGCCGCCACCGGCGGGTTCCACGCCAGTGCCGCCTTGAGCTCGTCGGTGGTGGCGAACTCGATCGGGATGGTGGCGCCGTGCTGGATCACCTTGAGCACCGACGCGAGCTGCCCGCCGTGCTTGTCGATGCCGGCGTCGCGGAGCCCCTTCCACAGGGCCGTCTGCCGGGCGCGAGCGCGGCCCTGCTCATCGTCGGCTGTCCCGGCTGGCGGGACAGCTTGTGTCGGCTCCTGGGACGCCTCGGCCGCGTCGCTGGCCTGCTCGGCTTCCATCTGCTCGGCCGT